GATGGTGAGCCGTTCGAGATAAGGCAGATAAGGCGGCTGTGCCGTGAGTTTCATTTCAATGTGCAATTAGTAATTGAGTAAAAAGAGTATGAGTAAGGAAAGACGGATAAAGAAAGTATATATCGCAGGAAAGATAGGTGAGGATATTCTTAGTGATACAACTCGCAACAAATTTTCCGATGCTGAAGCGTGGTTGAAAGCAAAAGGATATAAAGTGTTTAATCCGACTCAAAGCGGGCTTGGCATCATGGCAGAGAACTACGCAAAGGCATGTGGCACGAACTTCTATGAAGAGATACTTCTTCTTGACATTATGCAACTGAAACGGTGTGATATCATCTGTCTGCTTCCTGACTGGGAGGAAAGCCCAGGTGCCTTGGCAGAGTTTTTCTTCGCTAAAGCAACAGGTAAGAAAATAAAACAGATTACAATGTTTGAAAATAAAATAGTAGATTGGATATGAGCAAGGAAAAACGAACAATCGAAATAGCCCCCGGGCTGATGAGTCCAGGAGGGCGCATGGGAGAGCGCTTTTTGAGCCGTGGGCACGTGTGCACCTATTGTCAGGGCAACGGCTATCACTGGCAGGAAAACTGCTATCGGGAACGCTACATGCAAGGATGCCCCGTATGTAGAGGTAGCGGACGGCTTGATGCCGTGGTAACGATTGAGTGGAAAGCAGGAGACAGATAAAAACATAAAAAGCAAAACGAATATGACACAATTAAGACACTATTCAATGACACCGAACGACAAACCGGAATGGCTGTTGCGGTTACAGATGGAGGTAAGTCAGCACTACGCCATGCGTGGCATTGACAACACACCCGAGGAGTGGATGGATTTGCTCGATTTCATCGATGCCTTCATTCAAACGCTCTACACACGCCGCGACATCAACGTGAGAAGTGAGGTGACAACTGATTTAATGACCGAGGATGGCAAGACACGCCTGCTCATCAAACGCAATGGGAAGCCTTTGCAAGTGTATTACATGCAACCCTCAAACGAACCGCAATGACCCACGAACGCAACTACGCCCGCTTTTACAGCCTGCTGAAGCTGCTGCCGGGCGCCGATAAGGAGACGCTGGTGTCGCAATACACCGATGGCCGCACCACCTCGCTGCGCGAAACTACACCGCAGGAATACGACCTGATGTGCCGCGACATGGAATGTCTCACGGGCCACGATGCGCAGCGTGAAGCCTTGCGCCGACAACTCCGGTGCAGGCGCAGTGAGGTGCTCAAGCTCATGCAACAGCTCGGCATCGACACCACCGACTGGAACCGCGTGGATCGTTTCTGCAGTGATAGCCGCATCGCCGGCAAAGCCTTCCGCCACATCAGCATCGACGAATTGGAGGCTCTTGCCGTGAAACTGCGCATCATCGAGCGCAAAGGGGGATTGAAAGCCCGTCCGCAGCAGCCCGAGCAACCCACAACAGCAGCCCGCCTGCAACAAGCCATCGTGGTGGTTGCGGCGGAGAAAGCAATCGAAAATTAAACATTTTAATCAACATCAAGATATGGAAACAACAGTGAACATCAAGAATTTAAGCCGGGATGAGCGCGCAAAGCTGCTCGCCGAGTTACAAAACGAAGAGAAACAAAGTCGCATCCAGCGCCGCGAGACCTACGAAAGTCTGCGTGCCGAACTGATGCACAGCGTGGAGGAACGTCTGCAACGCGTGGCCGCCGACGTGCAAAGTTTTCACCAATGGCTGCAAGGTGAGGTCGAAGGCTTTGTGGGTGTGATGCGCGATTATGGCCAACTGCGCAAGAGCGACCAGCGCAGCTACACCATCACCGACGGCAACTTCCGTTTAGAGGTGGCCAGCAACAAGGTTAAGGGCTTTGACGAACGTGCCGACCTTGCTGCCGAACGGCTCATCGACTATCTAAAACGCTATATGAAGCAGAGTGAAAAGGGTGCCGACGACCCGATGTATCAAATGGCTATGACACTACTGGAGCGCAACAAAGCCGGCGACCTTGACTACAAGAGCATTTCAAAACTCTATGAATTAGAGGATAAGTTCGACAGCGAATACGCCGAAATCATGCGCCTCTTCAAAGAAGCCAACGTCGTACAGAAGAACGCCATCAACTACTATTTCTCCAAGCGTAACCCCGAAACGAATGTGTGGCAGCGCATTGAACCGAGCTTTTGCAGGATGTAGGCCTAAGGCATATATAGACTTGACGGCATGGCAGCAAATGGGTTGCCATGCTTTTGCGGTTAAAAGAAACAGACAACAAAACAAATTTCGAGAACAACATGAAAGTGGACAATGAGCGCCGTCGTGGCGTGAGCTATCTCAAGCGCGTGGCCGACGTGAACGCGATATATCAGCAATGGGCGAGGTCGGGTCTTTCCAACCGAGAGATTTGGCGCCGTTACATCTATCCCGTCTATGGCATCAGCGAGCGCGCCATGTATAAGATGCTCAAGATTGACGTGAAAGTGCGCCGCGACAACAACGACTCACCCCGTCCACTTTTGCTCTTCGATTTCGACGACGATGGAAAATGATTTAACACAAGTGCTTGCCCGCATGCTGAAAGACGTGCAGGTGGAGCTGAAAGATGAGTTCGACCAAAACTTTGCGCGCCAGGCTTTCTTCACCGAGAAGTGGGCACGCCGCCGCAGCCCCTTGCGCCCCGGGCGTGCCACGTTGATCGACACAGGCGGTTTGCGCCGCAGCATCATGAGCAAAATCACCCATGACGGCGTAACGTTCTATTCCGCACACCCTGCGGCCGACCTCCACAACGAGGGTGGCGAAATCAAGGTGACGCAGCGCATGAAAGGCTATTTTTGGCATCGCTATTACGCGTGTGCAGGCGGTTTCGGCCGCAAGAAGAATGGCGAAAAGCGTAACGACCACCGCACGCAGCAGCTCAGCAGCGAGGCCGCCTTTTGGAAATTCATGGCCTTGATGAAGATGGGCAGCATCATCAAGATACCTCGGCGGCAGTTCCTCGGTGCTTCGCCCGAAGTGGAAAAGGCTGTGACGGAAATCATTGAGCAAAACTTAGAGGAATATTTTAACGAATTCAAACTAAACGGAAAATGAGAAAAGAATTGTATGCAGCCCTCAAGGCAGCGATGGAAAAGATTGAAGCAGTGAAGCACGTCGACCTTTGGAACCACAACGTGGAGTTCATCGAGCAGGAAGACAGTTGGGCACGTCCTGCCGTGTTCGTAGAGTTTGGCCCGATAGCGTGGCAACCCTACGTGGGTGGTGGCTATCGTGGTGAAGGCAGCGTCAGGTTGCACGTTGTAACCGACTGGTTGGAGGGCGGACAGGAAGCTGCTTGGGCCTTGATTGCCCAAATTCGCGCAGCCATGGACTGCGTGGAGGGCGATAGCTTCCACGGTCTGCGTCTCACAGAAACCATCACCAACCACAACCACGAGGACATCCTTGAGAGTATCGAGGTGTATGGCGTGAAAGGTATGCTGTAAAGTAAGCACTTTAAATAAAAACCATCAAAACATTGGTAGTTTGAGAAATGTTTCATATATTTGCAGCGTTCAAGTTTATAAATCAAGAGACGACGAGTTCGTCCGATGCGCTGCATGCGGGCATTTTTTATGCCCTTGTGTGAAACATCATACAATGGCGGCGCGCTAACCCCGTGATACTGCTGTAATGGCTGTGTCGGTCTCTTGATTATAAGACTTGAACAGCGGGAAGTGGCGCACCGTTTTTTTAAACCGCCAATGTTCAAAAATATAATCAAAATGCAAAACAACAACAATGCGCAAGCTACGGGCTTGCAAGTATTCAACTTCAATGAGAAGGAAAGTACACCTATCCGTGTACAAGTGATTAACAACGAACCTTGGTTCGTGGCTAAAGACGTGTGCGACGTGCTGGGACTTTCCAATAGTAGGAAAGCAACAGCAGCTCTTGACGCAGACGAGCGTAAGGACGGTGTAACTATTAGTGACACCGTTGGACGAACGAACTATGCAACAGTTGTCAACGAGTCCGGCCTGTATCATTTAATCTTCCAAAGCCGCAAGCCGGAGGCTAAGAGGTTCCGCAAATGGGTGACGAGTGAAGTGCTGCCAGCTATTAGGAAAACGGGCAGGTATGAAACGATGAAAAGCCGGATGGCAGGTGGCTTCCTTAACCTGCGCGACATCCCCTACGAGAGTTTTAAGTTTATGGGTGGTGAAGTCCGCATGGTAGAGAACGAGGGTGTGAAGTGGTACAGTATCAATGACGTGTTCCGCTGCATCGGTAGCCGCACAGAGAGCACACAGAGCGTGCATCGACTGAATGCCAAGCGTGACCTTGCCCGCAAGATACAGCTTTTCGGCATGACGCATCCAGGCTGGTTCACAACCTTGCTGGGTGTTCGGCTTCTGCTGAGTGCCAGCAAGAAAGTTGAGAGCGGTAAGGAACTGATGTTGGAGTTTACGGAGGAGTAGGTCATGGAAAAATATCCTACGGTATTGGAGATTTTAGAAAGCGGTTATGGTACGGATTTGGCCCAAATGTTGCTCGACAGCATTCAATGCTATGGCAGGGCACTTGTGGCAGACGATGTGTGTATCGCAGAACGCGATAGTGACAATCTCTATAACATGGTTTGGCTACTGAAGGCCATATTGAAAGACTGCTGCGGTGTAAACGTAGCGTAAAACATAAAAAAATCCGTTACTTTTTTTGGAGGTAACGGATTATTTTGTATATTTGCAGCAGATAAAGCACTGAGGGAAAGGTGACCTGGCATTTGAGTCCTAACCGCCGCCCTTGGTGCTTTACTCTTTTATGTCGTTTACAGAATAGAGGAAATATGTAGTTCTTGGTTTCCCATTTGGTCTAAACCTTACCTCTTTCGCCACATTCAGTCTGACTTTTTTCCCATGTAATTCTGCCTCGTAATAATAGAACTGCTGAATATTATCCTTGCGCGGATGTGTCAGTGCAGACGTATCAACAAAGGTGCTGTTTGCAAGAATCTTCCCTAAATCTTTTAAGTCCTCTTTCTCCAGTACCTTTGACCTGCCGAACGTATCGGAGAAGAGGTGTTTGTTGCCGTAGGTAGAGAAACCGACCTTAATCGTTCCATCTTTTATCGGCTTTTCATGCTTCACCTTAAGTAGCGGTTCCATTTCGTGCAAGTAATGTATGCGCTCAATGGCTCGCTCCGATTTTGTCTTATCCCCATAGCATTGTCTTACCAACCTGCACACAGCACATAATTCATTATCGGGCACAAAGGCGAGAGTCGTTTTCCCCTTGGCAAGGTCGCAGTCGTTGCAACGGCGTATGCTGTAGGGGTTGTAGTCGGGCATGGCCA